TTTTTTTTCGGAGGCATGTATTGGATCCCCCGCCCGCAGGGGACTGTACATCATGGGGAAACCTCTAGGGTATTCCGTGCAGTCTCTCGACACTCCGTTGTTACCAACTTGGTACGTAAATATTTACATGCAAAGCAAAACGTTTTGGATATATTACACCCCATAACCCAATAGGAACGGCTCCCACCCCACCTTTAACGCTAGGTGTAGCGTGAAACTCAGAATGGTAACTGCACATACTCACGTATGCCAGGGCCGTCCTCCCAGACGACCGTTAGAGAAGCATAATACTTCTCGATGCAGAGCTGTTCATCGGGCGAGATGTTGAATGCGGTAAAGAAACTAGCACGAGTACGCGAAGAAGGCGACCGCACATTTGTTTCCATACCGTTAGCTAGCATTCGAACACCCCATCCCCACCCTGTCTCCTTCTTAGACAATCTTTTACCAGTGGATGAACGAACATACAACTGGTAAAAAGACTGCCAACAAGGAATACCAGAGGTGAGAGCTAACCCTCCCAACCCTACCGCATTAATCCAACCAAAAAGCTCGCTTGGCACATCAAGTGGATTGATACTAACGCAATCCTTTTGAAGCGCCAAGCGGGGGTCGCGTACCATAACATAATCAAAGGCACCAGGCCCGCAATAGACTGGCTGCGTTTGGCAGAAGACAATTCGCTCAAAATCCAGGACTGGCTCCTCAACAACAATATTGAAGCCCATATCCAGGAACCATGCATGGAAAACTACGATAAACCGGGTGTAATCCCCAGCCTCCATAAACACCACGCAATCATCGCCATTGTTGGCAAGCTGTATGTTAACCCCAACAAACTTGGAGTAACTGTACAACATGGAACACATCAATAGGCAATTGCCCAAAGACGTGTCCATGTCACCACTCATACGTCTACCATCAACGACGTAACGCAAATCACCCCCTATAACATTGCCAAAGCACTTATTGCGTAAAGTCATGTTAAGCAAATTCCGCAACTTCTGCCTATGTTCGCTATAGCAAACATAGGCAGAATAAAAATCATGGCAAAATCGCAAAGCAGGCACAGACACATGTTGGTCGAACCGTGACGCATCCAGCCCAATTGCAATGGGTTTCTTAAAAGAATCCCACTTCAGACGGAGTTGGCGCGCTTGTTGTTATAGGAG